AATACATCCTCCACGCCAAGTCGCAACCACATTTTTCAGCTTGTTGCTTACCCTCTTCCGTAATTGGAATTTTCCATTCGGGCATTTGATAGTATGTTTCGGGATGTTTATTACCCAAACTTTCCCCATGTCGAATCAAATATAATTTCATAATTTCTCTAATATTTTTCTAATACATTCAAGTTGTTCTCTCGCATCCGACAAGAAATCCCAATTAACATCTTCATCCTTTTCGTTCCTGATTCTAACCTGATATGGATTATCCTTGGTGATATCTATGATGGATATTAGATGCTTTCTATAGTCCCCGAAAGTCCAAGTCATGCCTCCGTCATCAGAGTATTCGTAGTAGTAGAATTTGTGATCCATAATCAAAATCTCCCAACTGCTTTTTCCTTCACCAATTTAAATTCCAGATTCGCATTATCAAACCGCCCATCCATCTCATACAAGACATACAGCGGTTCGCCAATCTCCTTTGAAATGGATGATAGCTTATCCCCATCCTTTGTCAAGTCCAGATCACCGTGCCACACCTTGCCGGATGATTCCGTGAAAACGTTGGCATTGAATACCACAACATGATCGGGATGTTCGTGTCGATAGAACGATTTGGAATGTCCTATCATTCGGGCGATGCGTAGCCCATGTTTTTCAAATATATCAATCATTTTTTAGAGTCGTAAATTTTGTTGATGGTCGTTGTGATAAATATTAATATGCAATTACTTTTTAGCATCATAAAATAATGATATAACTTTGAACGTATCACCTTTACAATGAATTACCACGCCCTCAAACCCAATATTACCGTTCGCATACTTTTCAACCAATTCAGTAGTTAAAACCACGTTTTGTTCCAGAACAGGAACATGTTTGAATCCGCAAGCATTGGCTACCGCGATGAAGTTATGCTCTTCTTCCAGAGTGATATATCTACGCTTCTCAATATCCCACACGCTGAACATTTCCCAAGATGTTTGTTCCTTGGCATCCACGTTAGCCTTGTGACCATTGCGACCATTACCAAAGCTCTCCCCCCGAATACATAGAGAGATTTGATTTTGAATACAATATTCTCTCAACTTGTTTTCAATATCATATTGAGGAATATGTTCAGTCCACATATTGAAACATTCAGGTTTCAGTTCCAGAGAACGGGACATGACACCAAAAGTATCAGATTCCAAATGATAATAAAATGACCCAGACGAGCCATCTCTTTTCCTAGAAACTGTACAAAGCTCTCCATATGGGAGAGTATCAAATTTATAATGATTCTCTTCATCCGTCTTGGGAATACCAAACGGCAATCCACCCTTGGCTTGAAGGTCTTTCGGGGCTGGTGGCTCGTATTTAAAAATGCCCAATTCTTCAGAAATCTCTTTACCAATTTCAATCTCTCCGGTATATCCCACGTTTTCAAATGTCTCAACAATTCCAAAGCTGAACAGATTTCTGAGCTTAATTGCTTTCACCCTACTACTCTTAGCCTTGTAGAATTCCGCCCATGGCTTATCCGGCAGGATGGAATCAGGCCAGATGAATACGATCTTCTGTCCTTCCTTATACTTGTCCTTGGGGACAATCACTTGACAATTGCGGACTTCTAAGCACTCCAAGGCATCGGCGGTGGAGTGAGGATATACACGGGTGATTTTTTCAATACTTGCTAAGTTGTTCATTTTCTTGTATTTGTTTTCTAATTTGATTATGAATCATGGTTTCAATTTGTCCAGCAATTCTTTTACCAGCACTACCGTAATTCTGTTTGGTGATGGTTCCATGCTCTTCCAACATTGCTTTCAACGCGCCGTTCACACTTCGCCAAATATCAACGGAATAATCTTGCTTCATGAATTGATTGTATTCTAGTTTTTAAAGATACCCAGCCTTATCCAAATCAGGGTTCTTCCTATGATGTTCCATATCTTCCAAGGCTTTCTTTTCAATCCCAACCTTTCCTTCCGCTATCCTGACATATTGTTCTTGCAAAGCAATGACACGTTCAAACGCCTTATCCCTATCCGTGAAGAATTCCTTATCTTTACTTTTCTTAACAGAGCTACCATTGGCCATAAGTAGAGTGTCATTCTTGAGAAATCCTGAATACTTCTCAACTTTCAACCCCCAGCTACGATTAACCACCCACACATCATAGGGTTCTTCCAATTCCAATTTGAAAGCTTCCCCTTCCGATGTTAAGGATACTTTTTCTTTATTGAATCCCAATGTTTCATGTCCAACCAAACCCAACTTAATCAGCTTATTGATTTCGCGGGTGCATTGTCCAATGTTACCAATGGTATAATATGCATTGGGATTGTATCTTCCAGCATAAGGCATGTAGATACATCTCTCCCCACCTCGCATGGCTTTGATGATGGTCTGTTCTCGTTGATTAAGTTTCATAATATTTTCTTAAAAATTAGGTAGATCAAATACAATCCACAAAGGAATCCTACCACAATGCCGATGGTTTTCAAGATGTTTTCCACTTCTTGATTTTGGCTTTTAAAGTGGCGTTTTCCCGCCGCAACTCTTTAATATCATCCGCCGCCCTAGCGATGATGGATGCAAGCGCGATCTTGTTATCCTCTATATCCCTCAACAGCTTTGCGGCTTTGTCATGATGTCTTAGAATTTTGTAGATGTCGTCAATCATGTCTTTATTCTATGCTATTTTTTAACGTAAATACTTTTCCAGAAATCCAAAGCTTCCTCTGGAGTGGCGTATGATTGTTTATAATCCGACCAAGCAGACCAACCACCATCCTTACACAATACAGCCCAATCACTACCACTACGAATTGTGACAAACCATCCCGGTTCTTTAGCAGTTCCCATTAATTCAATGTAATAGACATGCTCATTGATGTCCTGTTTTATTTTGTATTTTACGGGGATGATTTCCATGTCAATAATCCCCGTCTTCAAATAGAATCACCATGTTTTTACTGAACTTCGCTTCCGTAACATTCAACGGCTCATCACGAAGTCCAGCTTTATCCAACTCATTTCTGATAAGGCTCTCAGCATCTTCCCTACAAGTGGCGCAAACGATTACTCTCGATCCGATGTAATGCCCAGCACCATTATGAATGTATAATTTATTTCTCATAGTGTCACAAGTGTATTCTAGTTTTTAAAGGCATTTGAAATCAAACCCATCATAGAAAGTGTATTGGGTCGCATCCTTTTCAGACACCTTCTCCACTTCATGCACCTCAAGATCATCTTCCCACCCATAGTCATCCCAATCATATTTCGTGGTTGTCTTAACCGTGGCTTCCTTGATAAGCTTCCTATCCTTGAATGTCACAGTCTCTCCCTTGGGGACTCTAATGTAAACATCCGTGTAACTATGTTTGGTTACTTGAACTCTGTAATAATCGTGTTCTTCCATAATTTAATTCGTTTTAGCTGCTTCCAACATCATATCAGTGACAATCGCCATGAGCAAACCCGCTCCATATTGATCGTCATTCTCTTTAAATTTCTTGAGAATTGGAATGGATGCTTTCATGGCGTTGCATTGATCCTCTTCCATGATTCTCTCAATCATCGGTTTGAATTGATCCATAGTCTCCTGCCAATTCGGTTGTGTTTTATGCGCGTCCAGATTGGCGATCATGTTATTTGCTAATTCAAGGTCTTTCATAATTCACAACACAACTGGAAACATTTCCGGCTTCTCGCCATCCATATTAAATCTCAAATTTTTAATATTTTTATTCTGCCTCCTGAAATTCCAAGCTTTGATCAACAGCCCCATAATGTAATGAGATTGTAATTTTGCTTTGGACAACATGTTATTAATCAATCTTTCTCTCAAGAAATATACTGGATCACCTTCTTGCAAGTCTCGCCCCATAACCAGATCATTCACAAATTTATCGGCAGCATCCGCATCCTTTAGAGAAAATAGATAATGACAAGCAGTTAGAACAGATGGTGGAATCAATCTTTTGGTTTCCGCTGTTTTTCGCACGCTTTCTCTTACTCCGGGATATTTTTCAAGAAGCTCTTCAACTTCAGTATTAGTATATCGCAAATTTTGATGCATTCTACTTGTCATATATTTGTCAACAACGACAAGTGCAGATGCCAATTTGGTGGTATTAACCTCTCCCCTCAAAGACAACGTGTTTGCTGCTGTTCTATGGCGACCAGTATCAATAGTATCAAACACATCAAAATCCAATCCTTCAATTAAAAATGTTTCAAATGGAACACCACTCTCAACACAAGCAGCCAAACGATGTTGACCATCAATCACATATCCCTGTTTGCAAATCCTGATGGAATCACCATTAACTTTCCACCTCTTATTTCTCATTTCCTTAGCCAACACTAAAACATGATTTCTATTAATAGGTCGGTTTTTAGTATTCGCCATTAGAAATGACTTTGACATGTTTGGTGTTATTGTTACAACGCTTGTTTTCATATTTTTGTTTGTTATTTGTTTTTAAATTATTTCGTTAATTGTTTGTGAAGCTTCTGACATTCCTGTGCGATCTTCCAGACAGCGGCAGCACCCCTGCCAAATTTCTGCATCTTGCCCTCTCCGACAAGCTCCCGAAGGAGAATGCCCGCAGTATGTCCCGCCACACCAAGCTTGTCACAAACGCGATCCAGCGTCAAATGAGGGGGTTCATTCATATCAAGGATTTCCTTTTTACGAATTTCCGCCACAGGAGTCTTATCCGGCTTTTCATCTTCCACGGGAGCAACATAAGCACCTTTAAAATCAAAGCCCTTGGAAGTCATCATTGCCATGTGAACCTTGGTTTCCCCAAAGCGATTCTTGTAAACATGGAAGAGACGCATTGTATCATCCTCCTTGTCCACTGACACTTTCATGTTCACATCCACGGCATGGATGATATCGGTTCCGCCCTTGGGTAGTCCTTGGGTAGTGATATGGAGAACAAACACCAGAACACATCCCGTTTCCTTGGCAGTCGATAGAAGCAAATCTTGGGCGTATTGGCAGAACTCCCGCTTCTTCATATTCTGGTTGGAACGAAGGGCTTGAAAGCTATCCACAACCATGAAATCATAATGATGCATGGCTTCCGCAATATCCTCCACATTCTTGATATGTGCAACATCCACATCCGTAACCCCTAGACGCTTGCAAGCATAGGCGATCTGTAGATGGGATTCCTCACCAGATGCGATGGCGGATGTCTTGCCTTGTTTTGCAAGCAATTCACAGATTTGCAACAATGCTGTTGTGTTGTGGTGGATCACACCATTAGGAGTAATGTAAATATGTGGATTATCCAAAGAGATGTCATAAACATCTTCATTAGTAGAATGAATTTTGTAATCAACAATTTCCATATTACCATCCACACAATCAACACTTGAACAATTTCTTATCTGCTTACATTCACCATTTTCAAATACCAAATGTTTATCAGAAACTTTGAAAGTCTCACCATTTTCCAAAGATACCTTAACAATGTTGTGGTTGTCTTTTTTGATATACCCAAGAATCGGAACTAACTCACTATAAGGAGTTGGAACATAAATCTTTTTGGGTGTGATTTCTATTTCGTTTTTTACCTTCCCGACTTTTAGGTATTCAAAAAGGTCTTGGAATGATATTTCAATTGACTGCATGATCTGATTGTATTCTAGTTTTTAAAAAATCACTTTCCCACACATATTCAACTTGCCAACCGTGTTTTTCGGCTTGTATTTTCTTTTGTAGATCATATTCCCAAATTTCGTGTGCATATTTTTGTTTCAATGTGTGGAAGAAACATGCCTCATATTTTAACGGATTACAGTGCCAATAATCACCTTGGAATTCGATAAACTGTTTTGTGTTTTTGTTGTAGAAATCGTAGAAATAAACCATATTATTATCACCACGTAATACAAATTGCTGTTTCCAACCTTCTCCAAGAGTATCATAAAAATCCAATTCAATTTTAGATGACATTCCAGTATTATTAGACATTCTCCTTCGATTCATCTGATAAATCAAATCATTGGCTTTCTCCGCTCCATATTTTTTTGTTAGATTTTTTCTCGAATATCTAGTATCTATATAATGTTGTTTCCAATCATCCCCATACATTTTTACCATATTACTGTATGGGTTTCCTCTGGCCTCCATTATCTCCATAGCTTTTTCATGTCCATGCTTATCACGCATGTAATCATATCCCCAACCTTTTCTTTCATGATAATTATCACCAGTTCTTTCAACGTATTCTTCCAACGATTGCATCCATTTATCATTCCTCTTTTGAATTTTGGTGACAATTTCTTCTTCTGAAAGACCTTTCAATCTGTAAAATTCTCTACCCCTTTGAGATTTTATTTCGCTAGTATTTTTCTTCCAAGTCGCAACTCTTTTAGATATGGTTTCTGGAGTGTTTGCATTTTCGCAATTTTTTTTCTGTTGGTTGGAGATTAAATCAGTTGCTTCTTCTGTTGTATATCCTCTTAAAATATAATAATCAACACACCTAGAGCTTTTAACTGGATAATTTTCCCTACAAAAAGATTTCCATTTTCTTAAAAATTCATTAACACCAATATTATCCCTTTTTAAAATTTCATCGAAAAAATCTCTCACATTATCATAATTTTTAAATGGGAGGGGGGTGTAACTTGAACTCTTTATTATAAGTTCTTCAAGTCCTCTATAATCATTTATTTCATATGCATATTTCTTGTTTTTTGTAAGTATCATATTAATACTTAGTAAATCAGGTGGGTTTTTCCTCATCCACCTGATTTTTTACCAAGAAAGCGTTTAATATCTTCAATGACATCATCATCAGCGAAAATCTCAAGGATTTGATCACCAGCATGACATTTTCCTGAACCGCCAACTCCACAGATGGTGATTGCGCTTCCGGGCATGAATCCGGGAAGGTGTTCAGTGCCGAACATCAGGTCAATCTCGGGGCATCCCGTGGTCATCCTATTGTAGTAGGACTCGGGAATCTCAATTGAGGAGCATTTTGCGAATTTGGTTTCCAGTGTGTTGATCTGCATGGCTCAAGTGTAGTCTAGTTTTTAATAAAGATTCTCTGAATAAAGTGTTCCTTCGGTCGATACTTTACGTCTGATTTGACCTTCCTGTTCAGCGATTACCCAAGCATCCTTGCGATTGAGAAAAACACCCTTTTGATCAACAAACCCTTGTTCCTTAACTCTTAGATGATACTTCTCACCATAAGCTTTTTCAAGCGTTTTTCGCATCTCTGGAGAATAATGACGGACACCCACGATAACGTCACCATCATCCATGAGCATTGCTGCTGCTACAATAAGTCTTTGCATGGCGTGATGGTATTCTAGTTTTTAAAACCGTTTTCTTTAAGATTTTTTGTCCAGTGGATGTTGGTCTGAACATGGTCTTTTCGGACGAATTTTGCAACGCACGTTGAATATTCATCAAACTTAAATGATTCTTTTTTGCGAACCACATATCCTTCTCGACCATTTAAATTTAGATTTTTTAATAAATCGATGGTAGAATTGTCAAATTTCCCCTCGAAAATAATAGGGGCAGTGGGGATTTCTATATATTCGGAATAAAAGAGAACATCATCCCAACCAATGCAGAATTCATCATTAAACAATGCAAAAATATAAAAAGGAGATTCCAAATCTTCATATCGAATAGAATGTTCCCATTGCATATTCTCCCCAC